TTCTCAGAGATACCTCGTGTAGGATCTACATTTGTTGCGTTCTCATACGTTGGTTCTGAAGCAGACGTAGACGCTGCTGAGATTGTACCTCCTGTAGAACCTGGTGATAATATCAGAATACAGGGTGAGACTGAAGACAGAACAGTTGCTGTTATTGAATCTTCTAACTCACTAATCACATTTGATTATCTTGGATCTGTATTTGGTCAAGATGCGACCGCAACTGCTGCATTAACAACTGGATTCATTGATAATGTTCAAGTCACTGGTGGTGGTTCTGGATATACTTCTAGACCTACAGTTCGTGTTGACTCTATCTCTGGTTTTGAAGGTAATATTAGAGCATTGGTTGGTGTTGGTGGAGTGACAATGAGTAATCAAGGTTCTGGATACCAAAATCCTGATATCGCAGTGGAAACTGTTGTTCCAGATGACTGGACTGCACCAGATTTAAGTCAATATGGTGAAGAAGTAGTAGACCCTGAGATAATCACATAAATAACTAATAGCAAAAATCTTAGAGGAAGATGGCAAAACAAGCACTAGGTCTTGGTACAGTAGCAAATGATAACACAGGGGATACCCTGAGAGCTGGTGGTGACAAGATAAACGATAACTTTGATGAAATTTACTCTGCATTGGGTAATGGTTCAACTCTTACAGTTAGTGTCACAAACCCTGCTGCAGGACAAGTTTTACGTTATAATGGTTCTACATTCCTTCCTTCGGATTATACAAACCTTACAGCTGCCCTAGATGTCAATGGAAACTCTATCATCTCCTCGTCTAATGGAAATATTAACATCGCTCCCAACGGAACTGGTGATTTTACTTTGGGTGTTGGTTCCATTACTAGCACTTTCTCTGGCACTGATGGATCTATTAACTTTCCGACGACAGTAAAATATAAAAACGAATATGCCTCTCTTGCTGCTGCTCCTGCTGCAGCATCATATGGAGGATATTTTTTCACAGTAGATGGTGACGATAATCCATACGTAAACATTAATATAACTGCAGGTGGTGTAGGAGATACAAGAGCAAAACTTTTAACAGAATATTCGAGTATAGATGCTCTTGCAAACGTTGATGTCACAACCACTGCACCAAACTTAAACCAAACTCTAAAATGGAATGGAACTAACTGGGTTCCTGCTGATGATAACGCAGGTGTTAGTTCTGTTAACTTATTTCAAACATTCACAGGTGATTCAGGTAGCACAACCGCAAACTCTGCTACCGATACATTAACCATTGCAGGTGGTACAAATATTACCACTGCAGTCGTAGGAGATACACTTACAGTCAACTTCTCTGGTACTTTAACTACCACACTAGCTGCTTTGACTGATACTAACACTTCAGGAATTACCCAAGGTGATTCGTTATTCTATAACGGAACTTCATGGGTAGTCACAAGAAGTCCTATTATTTGGTATGAAATAGGTGCACCTGTAGAAGATGCAAGTACTGATTTCTTAATATCTGGACCAGGACTTGATGGTGAAGTTCGCGACCCAACTCTATATGTACATAGAGGTTTTACTTATGCATTTGATAATAGTGTTGAAGGTGGTGGACACCCATTTAGAATTCAGTCATCTCAAGGATTGACTGGAACTCCATACACTGCAGGTCAATCTGGTAGTGGAACTACTGTATTATATTGGACTGTTCCTTTCGACGCTCCTGCAACGCTGTATTATCAGTGTACCCTCCATGCTGCGATGCAAGGAACTATTAACGTTGTACAATAATGCCAAGAACTGTTCCTGGTACTGGTGCCGACATTGAACCTATTTTTGACGAGGTATTTGGTGTACGTGCGGTAAGAGTTGTAAATGGTGGATCTGGATATACACAGGCAGACCCACCACGACTCACTGTGACTGGTTGTGGAACTCCAACACGAGAAGCAATACTATATCCAATAATAGATGAAGACTCAGGACAGATTATTCATGTTCGTGTTCTTGACAGAGGTTTGGGATATGATCCTTTAAGATTACAAATTATTCCTGAACAAGAGACTCCTAATGTTGTAAATTCTTTTAATTTTACAAGAATATTTCAGTCTCATCCAAATAGTTCTACCACTGCAGTTTTTGGTACTACAGGAACTCCTGCTAGATTAACAGATAGACTGACCATAGTATCAGACAATCATCCTAAGCCATCACAAGTTTATGCCAATGAAAGGCAACCTGGCGGTTCAGGAGATATTGTAGATAGAAATTTCAATCAAACCTTTATTTTTAGAGGCGGTAAAGATGTTCCAAATCCTGGTACTAGAGAGTTTCAAAAAAATAAAGCACTAGGTATATTAGCAAATGGTGGTCTTTTACATACACCAGAATGGGGACAAGCAGGTGGTGCACCTATAAACTTTGGTATTGATACAGTTAAGTATGATTATGTAAAAAATACCAGTGCAAATGATACTATATTAGATAACAACGTTCATTATTATCAGTCAAGTAAAACTGTAGATGAGTTTGATGATGCTAATGGTGTATTTGAGTGGGGTAATCAAGAATTATTCACATGGAAAGTTAAGGTAGAATTTGATAATGTGATGTTCAATGTCACTAATGTAGATGAAACATTAGGACAAGTAGAAGTTGGTAGAATTGTTGATGAAGTTAGTGGCACAGGTAGAGGTATAATTTCAAAGATAGTTAAAAATGATCAGAATGTTGTAACTAGGATATATCTAAGAAGTCTTACAGGTGATGCATTTTCACAAGACGATCTATGTCTAGGATCAAATGGATTCTCATTTAAAATAAATGGTGCACCTATAACATTCCCAAATGGTATTTTCTATATTGATTTTGGTGCAGAGGCACATGAGTTTGGTGCGTTTACACCAGGTGTATATTACTTCGCTCCAGAAAATATTAAAGTACAAAAGAATTATGTAATTATATGGGATCAGTCTGATATGTCGAATCAGCATGATCATGGTTCTGGTGCACATCCCATGAGATTCTCTACGACTGCAGATGGCACATTGAATGGTGGTACTTTATATTACAATAGCACAGGTTCTTCTAGTGCGTACGCTGCAGATTATGAAAATTCATTCCAACCGATATTCATAATGAATGCGGATGAGACTAACAAAATATATTATTATTGTGCTAATCACAGATATATGTCTGGATATGCAGGTGATGAAGGTTATATGATTCTTGATACCTCTGCTGAGGAAGAAGATGAAGTAAATATGAACAACTATTATGTCGAGGGTTTCTTTGGAACTGCTGCTGCAGGAACATTAGATTACTCAAGATATGCAAATGGACATTCTAGAATCTTAGGTATGTCATTTGATGGTTATCCTATCTACGGACCTTATGGAAAGATTGGTAATACTATTGCAAGAGAAAAATCAGGTTATAGACTTAGAACTGTTCCAGAATTACAAGGTGCTAGACCATTAGTCACTACAGCTGGTAGTGTCACATATAATGTGACAATGTCTAATAATAAATTTTTATTTGACGGAGCATCTGCTACATTTTTAACTTTAGATAGAGGAAAAACATATATCTTTAATCAATTAGATTCTTCAAATACTCCATCCAATCATATTTTTATATCTACCACAGATGATGGATGGCATGCAGGTTTAGTTGGAGATACAAATTATCTTTATACTGGTCAAGGTGTAGAGTATTGGATTGATGGTGTACAGAGACCATATCAAACTTGGGTAAGTTTATTTAATGGTGCTACAACACAAAGAGAACTTCGTTTTACAGTTCCTGTAGATGCACCAGGTATTTTATATCTCTTTGCTTATGTTCAAGCAGGAGCAGGATTAAGATTAGTTAATAGAGGTTATAAATTAGGAGATCTTGTTAATGATTATATCTTCGACCAGTCTGATGCATGGTCAAGCACATCAAGTTATGTTCAATATAACACTGTAAGAAACGCAGGATATATCTACGAAGCAACTACATCAATAAGTTCGGGTGGTAGTGCACCTACACATACAAGTGGTACTGTAAGTAATTGGAAATATCTAGCAGTTGTAGGAACTTTAGATGAATACAATGGTAGATTTTCTACAACACCAGAATATCCTAATGGAACTTATGCATATTATATGACTGAGGATTCTACAGGTGCTCCTCAGTATCCATATGCTATAGGTCCAAAATATTATGGTGCACCCATATTTGAAGGTGATTCACTTCCTCCATTAGCAATTGATTTTCCAGAAGGAGCTGAAGGTGATGTTATCTTAAGTACAACTAATCCTGGTCAAATTGATTATATCAAGATGACAAAATTTGGAGATAATTATTTCGGTCCTGCAAAAGCAAGAATACTAGGTGGTCAAGGAACTGGTGCTACAGGTAGTCCTATAGTTCAAACAGTCACAGGTTTATCACTACTAAATGCAGGTAGAAACTATGCTACTCCCCCAACACTTATCTTTGAAGGTGGTGGTGGACAAGGTGCACAGGGTGCTGCTGAAATAGACATCTTAGGAAAAGTCACAAATATCAATATTGTAAATCCAGGTGAGTTTTATCAAGAACCTCCTTATATTCTTATCACTGGTGGTGGAGGTATCGGTGCAAAGGCAGAAGCAACGATTGATCAAGGTGTTATTACAGATATTACTATTACCGAAACAGGCACAGGATACACTTCAGCTCCTAATGTTATCTTTACAAAATTAGTACAATTAAAACGTAAGACAAGAGCAAGACAGGCATTTAACTCAACTGCAATCTATCTAACTGGATTAGTCAAGAGTGTCACTGCTGATGATGGAAACATATATGTTGACTCTACTGATGCATATCCTGGTTCTGGATCTATTATTCTTAATAGAGAGACAATAAGTTATACTTCTAAATCTGCAGGTAGATTTACTGGTCTAACTCGTGGTGTAAACTTTAATTATGATCAGAGAGTTATATTAGATGCAGGACAAAATGATTCTGATGGTATATCAACTTACAAATTTAATGTAGGTGATAGAGTTATTAGAAAGGTTGAAAACCAAAATAATAAAGTTGCTAAGGTATATGACTGGGATCCTGGTACAAGAGAATTACTCGTAACATTTGAAGTTGATGAACTAGCATTTATTGATGGTGGTAGAGCAGCGACTGAGGATGCTATTGTACAATTTGATGGTGGTGTTGCAGATAGTTCTGCTGCAGGAGTATTACCACATGTAATTCTTCAAACACCAGGTTCGTCTATTAATCTATTGACTGAACCTTTATCTGTATTAGCAGACAGATCTTTTGAAGATATTATACCAACTGGTGCACCTGACGGTATTCCAGATTTGAGTAATGCCAATACCACATATGCAAATCAAATTGCACTTGATGGTGGTATATACAATTCACTTTATGGTATTGAAGAAACACAGGGTGGTACTAACACAACTCTATTCCAAGTTGGTGATAACATTAAGGATGGTACAATACCATTTAAGTTTGCAACAATCACTGCAGCAGGTGGATTATCAGAAGGTGTTGAGCACACTGCATTGATCAATATAACATTAGATCAAACAACTGGTAATGGTCAGAACTTCTCTACTAACGAGATAGTTAGTGGTTCTGTATCTGGTGTACAAGCAACTGTTGTTTCTTGGATACCTTCAACAGGTGTATTAACAGTTAAAGATGTTATACCTTTCAATACTAATAATATAAATGTTGGTATTGCGGGTTATCTTTATGAGTTTTCACAAAATAGTACTATCGTAGACTTTGTGATTACAAATCCTGGTACTAACTATACTGCAGTTCCTACTGTAGCAATAGAAAACACAGGTGATATACAAGCAACTGGTACGGTAGTCATGACTGCTGCAGGAGACCAAGTTGCGTCAATTACTATAAACAATGGTGGATATGGTATTCCACAAACTGTAGATGGAACATATGCCTTACATCCTACAGTCACATTCACCAATAATGCCAGTGATACTACTGGTGCTAACGCTTCTGCACAGGCAGTTTTAGGTGGAGAACTCATCAATGGAAATGGCGGTGCATCTTATAGAATTAAGAGTATCGAATATTCTACAATAGTTCGATCAAAATAGGCATAAATAAACAGGAGGACAAATAGTCACTAGAAAATGGCAGCTCTATTAACAGACCAATTTAGAATTTTTTCAGCACAAAAGTTCATAAAGGCACTTGAAGGTCCTAATGCAACTGAAAGTGATACAGTTGCAGGTGCAACAAGAGACAGGTTATATCTTTTCATTGGTAGACCACAAAGTTGGGATAATGAAAATTCACCGCCACAGGCAGTGGATTCATTCTCTGAATTTTCTGGTTCTTATGATGACATGGTATCTCTCAAAAGAGTGCTGGCTTCAGATACCGTGCAGGTGGTACGTAGAATTGACTGGGTTTCCCCAGAACAAACTACTGGTGGATTAGGTTTTACCTATGACATGTATCGTCATGATTACTCTCCGAGTAAAACTGCTGCTTCTGGTGCTACTAAATTATATGATTCAGACTTTTATGTCGTGAACTCTCAATATCAAGTTTACAAATGTATCTACAATGGAACTTCTCCGTCCGATCCAAATGGTAAGCCTAGCACTGTCGAGCCTACTGGTACTAGCACTAGCATCATTACTACTGGCGATGGGTATCGTTGGAAGTACATGTACACTATTCCAGTTGCAAGCGTTCTTAAGTTTTTCTCGAACGACTACATGCCAGTATTCACCAACGCTGCTGTTCAAACCAATGCAGTCGCAGGTGAAGTCGATACTGTTGTTATTAACGCAGCTGGGTCTGGTTACAACAATGGTACCTATGATAACGTAGCGATCAACGGTGATGGAACTGGTGGTCGTGTTTCAATCGTTATTGATGGTGGTAAAATTATTTCTGCCACAGTGACATCTGGTGGTACTGGATATACATTCGGTAAAATCAGTGTAGACAACATAACTGGTATTGGTACTGGTACTGGTGGACAAGTCGATGTTATCATCCCACCACCTGGCGGACATGGTAAGGACTCAGTTGTAGAACTTGGTGCATTCCGAGTTATGATCAACGCTAAACTCTCATATGATGAGGGTGCAGGAGACTTCCCAGTTGATAACGACTATAGAAGAATTGGTTTAATAACCAACCCTCTTAAATTTGGTACTGCAGAACTTCTTTCTGACTTGACTGTTTCTGCAACAAAAGCAGTTATCTTTTCACCAACATTCCAAGGTAATTACGTTCCTGACGAAATTATCACGCAAACAAGAGTTGTTGGTGGTACAAACGTAACTGCAAGAGCAAGAGTAATCTCATGGAATGCTACAACTAAAGTTCTAAAATATTATCAGAACGCAGTTGATGGTATCTTCCCAGAAGTTACTGGTACACAAAATGAATTTGATGGTTCAAACGTTGTGAGTGGTGCAACATCAGGTGCGGCTGGTGCTCCAGACGTAAACTTCCCTGCTGTTCCTAACTCATCTGCAAGGACTATCAACAACACAGAGTATGACTTAGGTATGAAATTTAACAATGGATATGCTAAACCTGAAATCGAGTCAAATAGCGGTGACGTTGTTTACATAGATAATAGGAGATCCATCAGTCGTGCAAACGACCAAGTAGAAGATATTAAAATCGTAATCGAGTTCTAATGGCACAAAATACTAATTTAAACGTAACACCGTATTACGACGACTTTGATAAAACGAAGAACTTTTATCGAGTACTGTTTCGTCCTGGTTTCCCAATACAGGCAAGAGAACTTACTTCGATGCAAAGTATCTTGCAGAATCAGATCGAGAATGTTGGTGCACATCTATTCAAAGATGGTGCAATGGTTATACCAGGTCAAGTTGGTTATGACCTAAACGTTGACTGTATCTTGGTTCAAGAGTCTTTCTTGGGTGCTGACGTTGAATTGTATAGATCTCAACTTACAGATAAAATTATTACTGGTTTGACATCAGGAGTCAAAGCAAAAGTATTATACAGTATTTCTGACACCGAATCTACAAAAGGATATATTACACTTTACGTTAAATATATTGAATCAGGTGGTACAGGAAATACACAACAGACATTTTCTAACAATGAGCAGTTAATTACTGATACCGAAATAACTTTCGGAACTACTTTGATTGAAGTTGGATCACCATTTGCACAGTTATTACCTACAGGTGCATTACAGACAGGTTCTGTAGCATATGTTCAAGATGGTGTTTACTTTATTAGAGGTTTCTTTGTTGACGTACCATATCAATATATTCTATTAGATCAGTATGGAACCAACCCCTCCTATCGTATCGGACTTGACATTCAAGAATCTATCATCACCCCAGAGGATGACCTTAGCCTCAACGATAACGCAGCTGGAACATCTAACTATGCTGCTCCTGGTTCTCATAGATTTAGAATCACCACAAATCTAGTTAAAAAATTACTTACAGATGATGCTGATAAAGACTTCATTGAACTTTTACGTATCAATAATTCTAAAGTAGAACAGTTAGTAGATCGTAGTGCATATAGTGAATTAGAAAAAACAATGGCAACCAGAACCTTTGAGGAATCTGGTGATTATGTTGTAAAAGATTTTGATATTAATATTAGAGAAAACTTAGATGATACATTTAATAATGGTGTATATGCTATAGGTTCTACTACTGCTCAAGGTAATACTACTGCAGAAAATATGTATGCAGTTGAGTTTGGTCCTGGTACTGCATATGTAAAAGGATATAGAGTTTCTACTCTATCACCAACATATGTTGATCTTGAAAAACCAAGAGATACACAGTCTGCACAAAACGTAAATGTACCTTTTGAAGTTGGAAACTATGTACATGTAAACAACATATATGGATTCCCTAATGCAACAGGTTCTACAATTACAAATGCATATCAAACTGCACAGATAAGAGATACATTTACAAGTTCACCAGGTACAGGTGCAGGTAATATTATAGGATATGCTCGTATTCTTTCATGTGAATACTCTTCAAACCAAGATGGTACATTTGGTGATGCAGATGACGTTTATAAGACTGTACTATTTGATATCCAAATGTTCACTATCTTGGATATGGCAAGTTCAGTTAGTGTCACAGTAGGTTCTCAAGTTGTAGGTGCTTCATCTGGTGCAAGAGGTTATGTGACAGATACATTCTCCTCTTCTGATCATATTGACTTATATCAAGTAGAAGGAACATTCCAAGCAGGTGAGATGATCACTGTTGATGGATTAAACTTAGACACAGTTAATAATATACATTACTATAACTTCTCTGATGCAAGACAACTTGTTGCAAGAGATGAAAATACAAGTGCAGTAGAATTTAGTGCTGATATTATTCTTGAAGATATTGCAGTAGTACAAGGTAGTACATTTACATATGATGCTACAGGTGGTTCAGAAAAAATTACTGGATTACAATCAAACTTCGCTTTAGATTTAAGACCTGGTGATAGATTATATTTCAATAATACACAATATGTTGATGTAGATAAGGTAGATCCTAACGCATTACCTACCACAGGTATATCGTCAATATTTAATTACACAGCATCTACAGGACAAACAGCTAAAGTAGATCCTACTGCTGCTCCTAGTGCAGGTACATATACTGCATTACTAAGATATCGTGCAAAACTATTTGATGTAGAAAATGCTGATCTTCTTAGTCCAATGCCTAAGAAATATGTTAAGTCAATTGCTGATGAGTCTATGACTGTCAGAAGAACATTTGATGCTCAAACAGTATCTTCTAACTCTATATCAATTACTCTTCCAGAGAATGAACAGTTTGATTCTATTACAAATGAAAATTATACCATAGTTGTATTAGCAGGATCAAATAGTTCTTATCCTGTAGGTGCTGAGATACCTCTTAACACATCATCATCTGGTACTATTGGTTATACAACATTTACATCATCTGAACAAACTACAATACAGGTTGAAAATCTAACTCAAATTACATCTGTAAAAGTCACTGCTACAATATCTAAAAATATTGCAACTAGAAAAACAAAAACTGAGAATCAGATGTTTGTTTTAAAGGTTAATAAAACTATACAGAACTTAGACAAACAAAATTATAATTTAGTTTATTCTAACCTATATGGTACACGTATTGAAGATAGAGATATATCTCTAGGAGTATCAGACTGTTATAGATTACATGCTGTATATGAATCATATGATGATGCCGATCCTGTTCTACCTTCTGTCACTATTGTAGAACCAACTTTCTTTGCTACTGGAACTATTGTCACAGGTGCAACTTCTAAAGCAAGAGCGAAAGTTATTGATTTTGCTTCTGGTAGTTTAAAATTATCATTAGTATATCTTGAGGGAACATTTGTTGCAGGTGAGACAATCAATGGTGTTAACAGTGCAGGTATTGCTATCAACGCAATTATTAATGACTCTGCAGGATCAATAGTTGCAGGATCAAAAGTTGTGACTGATAACTATTTCCTTGAGGTAAATCAAACTGGATTTATATATGATATTTCTAAGATTGTCAGGAAGAAAGGTGTTGCAGTTCCTCTTAGAAAATTAAAAGTAGTTATTGACTACTATACACACTCTGCAACTGGTGATTACTTTGGTGGTCAATCATATCTTTCTACAGATTATAGTGATATACCATTCTTTGAAGTTAAATTCATGGCAGATTATCTTGACTTTAGACCAGGTGTCAAGAACTTATATACAGGAACTGGAACTGTTTCATCTCCTGCATTTGTACAAGCATCCACATTTGACTTTAATTCAAGAGTATTCAATGTAGCAGGTACACCTACTGCCACAATCTTTGATGTTCCTAAGATCAACACAAGTATGCGTTGTGATTTTGACTGGTATCTACCAAGAACTGACAAGGCATTTATATCTCCTGATGGTGAATTCCAGATTGTTAAAGGTAAATCTGCTGAGGCACCATTAGAACCTGATGATTTAAAAGATGGTATGCTTTTAGCAGTCATTAATCATAAACCATATGGTTTTGATCCTGAAGCAGATGTTGCAATAGTTAGATCTGATAACAAACGCTATACCATGCGTGATATTGGTGGTATTGAACGTAGATTGGATCAGGTTGAATACTATACTTCGTTAAATTTACTAGAGACTGACACTTATAATACCAAAATTATAGACGCAGATGGCAAAGACCGTCTTAAAAATGGTTTTATTGTAGACGATTTTGCAGATCATAGTAAATCAGATACACAAAACGAAGATTTTAGTGCTGCATTAGACTTTAAACAAGGATATGCAAGAGCATCTCACTATACTACAAACATAGGTCTTGAGATTAATGATTCATTATCTACTAACTATCAACAAACTGGTCCTCTAATTACTCTACCATATACAGAGCAAAAAATTATTGACCAACCTTATGCTTCTAGAGTTGAGAATATCAACCCATTCAACGTATTTACTTACATTGGACGTATTGATTTAACTCCTGCATCTGATGACTGGTTAGATACACAAAGACTTCCTGTACAAGTAACACAGGTAGAAGGTGATTTCCAAGCTGTATCATCTGAACTTCGTGTTGATCAGAATGGTTTTGCTCCTATTCAATGGGGTGCATGGAGAGATCAGTGGACAACTGAAAGAGTTATTGCTTCTCAGGTCACTAGAAACTCACATTGGTTAGAAGAAGATATTGGTAGATCACCTAGACCTGATGTTTGGGGTGGTCGTGGTATGCGTCGTGTTAACAGGACAGATACTATTGAAGTCACAACTGGTCAAACAAGAACTGGTGTAAGATCAAGAGTTATACCTAGAATTGATCGTAGATCATTAGGTGATAGTATTATTTCAACCACTACAATTCCTTGGATACGTTCAAGAAACGTTAAGTTTGTAGTTGAAAGACTAAAACCAAGAACAAGAATGTATGCTTTCTTTGATGGAAGATCTATTGATGAGTATATCACTCCTAAGATTGTTGAACTTATTAAAGATCCATCAACAGATAATCGTACAAACTCAACACCATTTGTTATTGGTGAAACAGTTATAGGACAAACTTCTAAAGCAAGATTTAGAGTTGCATCTCCTAACTCTGTGTTCGCATATAATCCATACGATGATAGTGTATTACCTTCATCATATGCATCTACAACAGATATATTAAACATTGATTTAGCAGCAAGTGCTAACCAAGCAACTGGAGACTTTTTTGGTAATTTCCAAGTAGGAGAAGTTATTATTGGATCATCTGGTGCTAAAGCAGTCGTAAAAGATCGTAGATTAGTTTCAGACCGTTTTGGTAAATTAAGAGGATCATTCTTTATTCCTCCTACAAACGTACCTGGTAATCCAAGATGGAGAACTGGTACAAGAACACTGAGATTGACCACTGCTGATGATGATTCAAGACTAGCAGGAGCAGTAGATTCATCTGCTGAAGTGGAATACGAAGCAAAAGGAACTCTTAATAGAGTTCGTGAAAACGTTCTTGCTGTTAGAAATGCTGAGATTGTTCGTGATACAGTCACACAAGACAGAACAGTTCGTTCTACTAGAACAGAAACAAGACAGATTGGTTGGTATGACCCTCTTGCACAGTCATTCATTGTAGATGAAACTGGTGGTGTATTCATTACATCTGTAGATGTTTACTTCAACACTAAGGATACAAACATTCCTGTCTCAATGCAGATTAGAACTATGGAAAATGGATATCCTACTACAAGTATTCTACCATTCTCTGATGTGACCAAGGAACCTGCAGATATTCAAATATCTGAAACAGGTGCTGTTGCAACTAAGTTTACATTTAGAGCACCAGTTTACATCCCACAGTCAATAGAACACTGTTTTGTTCTTTTATCTGACTCTAACTCATATAAGATTTGGATATCAAGAATGGGTGAGATTGATATAACAGGAGACAGAACTATATCTGAGCAACCATATGCAGGTGTTCTATTCAAATCACAGAACGCATCTACATGGACTGCTGACCAGTATGAAGATCTTAAGTTTGCAATCTATAGAGCAGCATTTAATAATGGTGCAAGTAGTCAATTAGTTTTAAATAACATTTCACTTGCAGAAGGAAATGGTGGTAAACTTAGATTAAGAAGAGATCCTATTCAAACATTCGTACCAGAAATTGTATTGAATATGAACTCACAAGTTGCGACTACTCCATATACAATAGGTGCACGTATCTATCAAAAGACATCGTTAGCACAAGGTACAATCGCAGGTATTCTTGACACTACACAAGGTGTACAATTAACTATCAAAGATATTACAGGAACATTTGTACAGGGTACATCTACTACAAATGGTATTGTTTCATCCAAAACAACTGCAACAATAACACTTGCTTCCACATCTGGTTATGCAATCGGAGACGTACTTACAGGAGGCACATCTAATGCCACTGCTACTGTTACTTCTATCACAAATAGTACAACTCTCGTTGTAAATTATGCTTCTAAAGCATTCTCAAATGGTGAGACTGTCACAGGAGATGGTGCAGGTGGTGGTACTGCAAGTCAGCAAACAACAGTTCCTGGTTCAGGAACTAACTTTGTTCCTTTAGGAGACGCAGTATCAAGTGGTGCTATACAACCAGCTTTCCCTGATGCAACTCCAACTTATGCAACAACTCAGAGAAAGATAAAAATACATCATAGTAATCATGCTATGCATGATCCATTGAATAATGTTACTATCGAAGGTATAGAATCAGAAGTATCACCAACTTATTTGACTGCATCTATATCTGCTAGTGATACATCAGTCTCTGTTAATGATGCAACTGCTTTCCATAAAATTATTAATGGTGCAGCAATAAGTGCAAGTAATCCTGGTTATGCTAGAATTTACAATGCTTCTCAAGGTTTAGCAGCAACCTTTGCTGAAATTGTATCTTATAGTGCGATCAGTAATGATGGTAAAACAATCACTGTGCATGAAAGAGGATTAGATGGTACGACTGCAAGATCACATGCTGACGAGACAGTTATTGAATGTTATAATCTTGATGGTATTCCTTTAACAGAAATCAATAAGACACATACTGGTATTCAAAATCCTACTCTTGACAGTTATGAAATTACAACCAGTTCTATTGCTAGACTTGGTATTGTATCTGGTGGAATAAACGCAGTATCAACACAGAATATTCAATATGAGATATTAGTTCCTCAGATTGAAAGAATGCTACTTCCTAAGACTAATCTGACTGCAAGAATTAATACTATCAGTGGTACATCAATCAATGATGGTAATACAGTTAACGAAGCATCATTCTCTAATGATGGTATCTTTAGTGATATTATTTTAAGTGAAGATAATCCATTATTAGCACCTTCACTAATATGCTCAGGTATCAATGAATCATCTGAACTTAGTGGTGCTAAATCATTCAGAATGGATCTAACACTAACAAGTCAGGTAGCGACATTATCACCTGTTATTGATACTGACAGAATGTCAATTACATGTGTATCAAATAGAATCAACAATCCAACAAATGTTAACAGTGCTAAACTATCTGTTGGTGATGAACATGATGCTGTGTATATTACTCGTGTAGCAAATCTTGTAAACCCATCAGGATCTATCAAGATATACTTCAGTGGATACCGCCCAACAGGAAGTGAAATTAAGTTGCTATATAGAGTACGTCCAGTTGGATCTACAGATCCAATTGAAAAATTAGGTTATGAGTTCTTCCCTACTGACACTGCAAAAATACCTGCAACATCAGAAAGAGAATTATTCTTTGAATATGAATATGAGGTATCTGGACTAAGTTTTGACCAGTATCAAATTAAAGTTGTATTTGTATCACCTAATCAGGCATACTCACCTATCATAAAAGACTTTAGAGCAATCGCACTTGCAGTATGAGCCAAATCCCAGTCCAAGACGCAGAGAAATGGTTTAGAGATTCCAGAACTGGATCTCTTTCATGTGCGGATCAAGATACTTATAAAAAGTATATGGCAGCACGAAAGGCAGAAGAAGTTAAGAAACAAAAATTTGAAGCTTTACAAAATGATGTTTCTTTGCTAAAATCTGATATGAGTGAGATTAAATCCTTACTTAAAAAGTTAGCTAACAATTAATCATGACAGACAGTACAATGGAAAAGGTTTCTCAAGTTGAAATGATGCGTCAATTTAAGGAACGTTATGCAAAGTGTATTGAAGAAAACAAAGCACTTTCTGCTAAAATTCGAGAGAATGAAGCAACAGCATTAAAACTTCAAGGTGCTCTAGAAGCATTGGAGTATTACAATCCACCAGAAGTGGATGAAGTCCCTCCAACAGAAACTGAAACAGAAACTGAGGGAACATAAGTTCCCTTCTTTTTTGAGCATAAATAACTTGGAAGCATGTTATAGTTAAAGTCCTAATTAAAAATGGCAAATAGATTACAATTAAGAAGAGGGGGTGCTCAGGAATGGGCAAACGCAAACCCTACACTTGCTCAAGGTGAACTTGGTATTGAGCTAGATACAGGTCGATTTAAAATCGGTGATGGTGTATCTGCATGGAACACATTACGATATGAACGTCCAGTAGAATCAACATCAAACACTGCAAACACTCTTGTACAAAGAGACGCTGATGGTAATTTTGCTGCAGGTACAATAACTGCAACTATAATTGGTAATGCTTCAACTGCTGCTAGACTTGCTTCAACTCGTCAGATACAGTTATCTCAGGACGTAACTGCTACAGGAAACTTTGACGGATCTACAAACTTAAACTTACAAGCTTCATTAGAATTAATACCTACACTACCTCATTACGATGGTACAGCAAGTGCTAGTGGTACATACACGAAAGTCACAGTTGATTCTAAAGGTAGGATAACTAACGCTTCATTCCCTTCAACTCTTGCAGATTACAACTTAAACGGAACTGTTGAAGGATCTTCTGCTCAACCATACGACCTTGACTTGGTTGCAATAGCAGGACTTACTACTACTGGTATAATATCAAGAACCAGTGGTGGAAACATGGCAACCAGAACTATTACTGGTACTGCTTCAAGAATTTCTGTAGCTAATGGTAATGGTGTTTCTGGAAACCCAACATTAGATCTTATTACAACTGCTGTACAAGCAGGTGATTATAATACGGAATCCCTGACATCTGTAAATTCTGCAGGTTCTAACTCAGAACCCTTTGGTACAGAGACAGTTAACGCTACTAAGTTCACTGTAGATGCACATGGTAGATTGACAAGTGCGACAAATGTGCCTATCGCTACAGCAGTAGAAGGTACAACTGCCCTAGATTATAATGCAGCGACTTCATACTCTAGGTATGCAATCATCAAGAATGCATCAAAAGTTTACCAAGCATATCAAGCTATTTCTGCAGGTGCAGGTGCTCCTACTCATACTAGCGGTGATAATGGCGGGTGGAGATACCTCGCTGCCGAGAGCACTGAGCAGAAAGGTCTTGCATCCTTTGCCCAAGAAGACTTTGACGTAGCAGCTGGACATGTTTCTATTGCTGCTGCAGGTGTAGATAATACACAATTACAGAATAATCGCATTTCTTTTGCTGACGGTAATTCTATTGAGCATTTTGAATTAGATCAAGAACTCACCACAACAACTGGATATAGAGGATTTACTGGAATAAATTATGTCAATGTAAAGAATACATCAGGTGGTTTATTATTTGCTGCTAATAACACAGGTGATAGTGGCAACGGTGAAGTTGATATTAATGTAAAAACATTAATAAGTGATCCAGATTTTATCTTTGATGGTGCTACAGCACAACAGATTGATAAGACTGGTGATGGTGATTTCAATATAGAACTAACTCAGAACAGTTCTTCTGCTAGAAACCTTACTGTTGCTTCAACTAACTCAGGATCTGGCACAAGTACATTAACTCTTACTGCAGAAGATGTTGTTGATATTGATGCATCTGCTGCTACTGGTAAAGTTCATATTGAAAATGTAAGAGTTCAAACAAATTATATTGGATCAACAGATGCAACCTTACATCTTGATCCAGGTGATGATAGAGCAATTACAGGGTTAGTACGAGTTCATGGAGATTTACAAGTAGATGGTACGACGACGACAGTTAATTCAACAGTTACAACAGTGGATGATCCCATCATTACTCTTGGTGGTGATACTGCTCCTTCTAGTGATGACAATAAAGATCGTGGGGTTGAGTTCAGATATTATGATAGTCAAGCAAGAGTTGGTTTCTTTGGATATGATGACTCATACACCGACCTCGGAGGACATGTCGGAGGATACACATTTTTACACAACGCCACAAATACTTCAGAGGTCTTTAGTGGAACAGCGTCAGGTATAACTGCAGGTAATTTAAAACTTACAACAAATACAAACTCAACATCTAATACTACAGGAGATTTGGTAGTTGCGGGTGGTGTTGGTATTGGAAATGATGTTAATATTGGTGGATTATTAGATGTAGATGGTACATTCCGTGCTAATTCTACAAGTAGATTTGATGATAATATCGTATTCCAAGGTGCTTCTAAGACCTTAGAACTTAAGAACGGATCAGGAACTACTAAAACTACACTTCACACCACTACAGGTAATGTTGATGTAGGTGGTATCCTCACAGTCACTGGTAATGTAGATGCTAATAGTGATGTTGCTGTGGCAGGAGATATACATCTAGAAAGCACAAATGATATTACTACTGCTAAGAATGGAACCTCTGGTGCTTGGGAGATTCAATCAAATGATTATGGTGCACTTAGACTTGATGGTGGTTTCTATGTAGCAGGATCTGGTCTGATTGATGGTACATTACATGTTAATGGTCCTATCGAAGTTAAGGATAGTGCAACAGAGACTGAATCTAGATTGAACTGGTTGAGAGTTAGATACAGAGGTCGTTTTGGTGATACTTATCAAGCATCTCCATCTTATGCATCTCATAACTTCTCCACTATAAAAGCACATGGTGGTGCAGGTATTATGAAATCCTTGTACGTTGGTGCTACAGGGTCAGGAGAGAGGTTCTCAGTTGGTAAATTAAACAGTGGTGATACTGAGAAGTTTAGTGTTATTGGTGCAAGTGGTAATACAGATATTCAAGGTACTTTGAATGTTGAAGGTAATACAACTATTCAAGATTCTGTCACTATCAATGCATCAAATGAAAACTTTAAGATTCAAAATGGATCTGCAGTTGATAAGTTTACAGTAGATACAGATAATGGTAATACTGTAATTCAAGGTACAGTTAATATTAATGGTGTTACTGATATTGATGCTGATTTCGCAGTTAGAAACGGAACGACTGATAAGTTCTTTGTCGATAATGTAACTGGTAATACTAATATTGAAGGTACGCTGACTGCTGATGGTCATACTGAATTAAATTCAACACTTAATGTTGATAGTAATACAACTCTTGGTGGTACGCTAACTGTTGCTAACAACACAGAACTCAATGGAACCTTAGATGTTGATGCAAACTTTGCAGTTAGATCAGGTACGACTGATAAGATGACTGTTGCATCTTCTACAGGTAATATTGCAACTGATGGTACTCTAGTTGTTGCAGGTCAAACAACTATCAATGACTCTCTAATTATTCAGAGTGATAATGAAGTAGTTAATGTAAACACTGGTTCTGGTGTAACTAAGTTCAGTATTGATACTGATAATGGTAATACCAATATAATCGGTACATTAACAGTTGGTGATGCAACTCAAATTAACGATACATTCCAAACATCTGGTGTTAATACATTTACTGCAAACTCACAACAAACATTAACAGGATCTTATGGTGCTGATGGTGCTCTAAGACTTACTGGTGGTGCAGGTATTGGTAAAAACTTAGCAGTTGGTGAGGGACTAAGAGTTTATGGTGGAACTGAATTAACAGGTGCTCTTGATCTTAACAGTAGTGCAAATATATCAGGTTCAACAATTGTTGAGAACCAATTAATTGTTAAAGCAGATAATAAAGTATTCAAAGTACAAACAGCTGGTGCTGTTGATAAGTTTGTGGTTGACACAGACAATGGTAATACTGAAACACAAGGAACATTAACAGTTCAAGGAGATATAACTGGTAATTCTAATCTAATCATCACAGGTAATCTTACAGTTAATGGTACAACTTCTACAGTTAACTCAACAACGGTCACTATAGATGATCCTGTATTTACTCTAGGTGGTGATACTGCTCCTGCATCAAACGATGGTAAAGATAGGGGTATTGAATTTAGATATTTTGATGGATCTGCTAAACTTGGTTTCTTTGGATTTGATAGATCATCTCAAGAATTTGCTTTCCTAACTACTGCTACTAATAGTAGTGAAGTTTTCTCAGGAACTGATGGTGCATTAAGAATTGGTTCTCTAAGAGTCACTGGTGCAGGTACATCAGTTGACATTGATAATAACTTAAACGTTGATGGTACAGCAACAGTTGATGGTCAGATAATTTCTCAACTTGCTCAGGGTGTTGCACCATTCGTAGTTGCATCTTCAACTAAAGTCAATAATCTTAACGCAGATTTCCTTGATGGATTAACTACAAGTGCTACAGACACAACTGGTAATAGTGTTGTAACTAGATCATCTGGTAATTTCTCTGCAGGACAAATCACTGCTGCAACTGGAACTGGTGCTGCTGCAGGATTCTTAGGAAACGCATCAACTGCTGACGCATGGAAGACTGCTAGAACACTTACTATTGATGGTGTAGTAGATGGTTCAGTATCAATCAACGGTGCTTCTGATCCAACACTTACAGTTACATTTAATGATCCAGATATAAGTGCACTTGCAGGACAAGTTGGTATTGGATATATGGTCAGAGATGGTGCGAATAGTTATACTCATCGTACATTCGCAGTCACAGCAAACTCTGGTATTACACTAACAAATGCTGATGGTGTATCTGGTAATACTACAATCAACGTAGCATCTGCAAGTACAAACGCTGCAAACAACTTAGT